GTTTGCTATTCCTTTTGCCAAACACTTCTGTAATGGCACAGGTTACGATATTGGATGCAATAGGGTAGCTTGGGCTTTTCCTGATTCCATTCCAATTGACTTGAATTTTGATAATGAATGGGAAGCATATCATCTTCCTGAAGAACCAGTTGATTACATTTATTCCAGCCATTGTTTGGAACATCTTCCTGATTGGGTGAAAGCACTTGATTATTGGACATCTAAATTAAAGAACCACGGAACATTATTTCTATATCTTCCACATTATCACCAAGAATACTGGCGTCCATGGAATAATCGTAAACACATTCACATCTTTACACCAGAAATCATTAAAGATTATATGACTGACCGTGGTTATATTAATATCTTTGCTTCTGACCGTGACTTAAATGATTCATTTATGATTGTTGGTGAGAAAATTGCTTAATATCATTTATCGTCTGTGTGAAGCCGAAGCTGATGGAAATATAAGAGATATTCGTCCACGTTGGTATAGTAAACAGAAATGTTTAAAATCTTTTCTTGATGCTGTAGAATTTGCTGGTAATGAAGTTGGTCAAGTAATATTTCTTCATGATGGTGATGGCCAAATTTTACTTAGTGAGATACCAGACAAATATGAAATTCGTAAAACTTTTGTTAAAAGTAATCTTGGCAGTTTAAATGAAACATTTGATATTGCTGATGAGATTGGTGGTAGCATCTATTTTGTAGAAGATGACTATCTACATAAACCAGAATCTATATTAGAAATTGCAAAGGCATTACCTGAATTGAAACTAGTTACTGGTTACGACCACTCTGAAAAACATACTCGCAGATATCATAACGAATATAGTTTTGATACTATAAAGAGAAAATCAGGTATTTGGGAAACTGCTGAATTTGCTTGTTGCACATATGCAGTTGACGAATCAATATATAAAACTATTGCTCCCACAATAAGAAAAATTGGATTGTGGGATATTAAATTATTTGAAACATTAGCTCGTATGGGTTATTCTTTGTGGACACCAAATCCTGGTTTGACCACACAAGTTGATAGTTATATGTCGCCTGGAGTTGATTGGGAAGAATTTAATAAAAATGTCTAATTTAGTTTTAGGTACCTCGATTGGTTATAATGCCGAGCAATTAGAACCTTTTGCAAAATCATTACGCAAGTATTATGACGGCCACATTGCCATGGTTGTGTTAGATATTAATGATGAATTGCAACAATTTTTTAACAAATATAATATTCGAGGTTTTAAAATTGAAGGTCATTATGACCACGACCAAATTTGTAATTTAAGACACCAGTTTCATCGTAAAGTGATGGAAGAGTATCCAGCTGTGAAAAAAGTTTTCTTATCCGATACAAGAGATGTGGTATTTCAATCGGATCCATTTGCACATGAAATGACTACCGAACTTGAATTCTTTTTGGAGATGCACCACTATAAGAATTGTGATTGTAATACTTGGTGGTTAAAAGGTAATTACGCTGGTGCTTATGGTGAAGAAGTATTCAATCAAATTGGCCACAATTATATTATTTGCGCTGGCACAACAATGGGCACTCGAGCAGGTATTATTAATTATCTGGATGAAATGATTAAAGAGTTGCATAATGTTTATGTTAAGAAAAGGTGTTATGCAACAGACCAACCAACACATGGATACCTAATATACAATCAAGTTTTTTCTAGTTACAAACTATATCATACGGGACAAGGTCCAATATCAACGATGAATCGTTACGATAATATGAAGTTTGATGCTAGTCAAAATTTATTGAATTTTGATGGAACGATTGTGCCTGTTATTCATCAATGGGATAGAACAGGTGATAAAAAAGATATATTTTATAAAAAAGCGATGGAGTAAAAAAATGAAAAGTATTGTTACTGGTGGTGCCGGTTTTATTGGTTCAAATCTAGTGGATAAATTAGTTGAACTTGGCCATGATGTTATTGTTATTGACAATGAATCTGCCAATTCAAATGACCAATTTTATTATAACGAAAAAGCAACCTATGTAATAGAAGATGTTGCTGATTATGAAAAAACTAGACCTTTATATGAAGGCGTAGATTATGTTTTCCATTTGGCAGCAGAATCTCGTATTCAACCTACTATTGAAAATCCAATTCTAGCAGTTCGTACCAACGTATTGGGTACCGCAGTTGTATTACAATGTGCTCGTGAAGCCGGTGTTAAGAAAGTGATGTATTCTTCCACATCTTCAGGTTATGGTTTGGCAAATACTCCGCCGCTAAATGAAGATATGCCAGATGATTGTTTAAATCCTTATTCTGTTGCTAAAGTTTCTGGTGAAAAACTCTGTAAGATGTATACCGACTTATTTGAATTACCAACAGTTGTATTCCGTTATTTCAACATTTATGGTCCAAGAGAACCATCTAAGGGTCCATACGCACCAGTAGTTCGTCTATTTTTGCGCCAATATCGTGCTGGAGAATCTTTGACAATTGTTGGTGATGGTGAACAACGCAGAGATTTCACTTATGTAAGTGATGCTGTTAATGCTAATATTTTGGCCATGCAGTCCCAAGAAACCGGACTATTCAATATTGGAACCGGCAGAAATCATTCAGTATTAGAACTGGCCAACATGATTTCTGATAAACAGACTTTTATTCCACCAAGATTGGGTGAAGCTAGAGTCACCTTGGCGGATAATACCAAAGCAAGAACAATTCTTGGTTGGGAACCACAGGTCCGTTTAGAAGATTACATCAAAGAACAGCTGTAAATCCAACAATTCCGTTGACTATGTATCTAAGCCAATCTTTTAACAGATTGGCATTAGAATTTTGCAAGTTGGATAAATAAGTCCAAATTCACTCTTTTTAGTAGCCATAGTGTGCTACATCTTAAAAAGGACTTCATGTTACCGTTTCGTATTTTTCTTAAAGAAGAAGCTTCTGAAGAAGCAAGTGGCAAACTCAAGCATATAGACCATGCTGAAGATAGGCCTATTCTTTACGGAAATACTAAGCGTGGTTTTAACCATGCTTACGATGCCCTAATGAAGGCACACAATCATACAAAATCTGGTAGTAAGAGTTCCGACCTAACAATGAAATATGATGGCTCTCCATCATTAGTTTTTGGTCATCATCCTGAGACCGGCAAATTCTTTGTTGCCAGTAAGTCCGCTTTCAATAAAAACCCAAAGATAAACTACAACGATAAAGATATTGCCAAGAACCATGGACACGCTCCTGGTTTGATGAAGAAATTACAAGCAGCATTACATCATATTAAAAAAGTAGCACCTAAAACTGGTGTATACCAAGGAGATATGATGTTCTCCGAGAATGATGATGAGAAAGAGGCAAGAAAAGAGAAAAAAGGCGGCAAAGTATCTTTTAATCCAAATACCATCAATTATACTGCTAGTGGTGAAGAAGCAGATAAAGTTAAAAAAGCCAAAGTTGGTATAGTTGTCCATCAGCAATATCATGGCGATTCTATTGATAATATGCAGGCGGATCCACATCCAGATTTACACAATTTTGGAAAACATCCAGATGTTTGGATGAAAGGCGCTGAACATGATACTAGAAATGTTCATTATTCCGAAGATGACCAAAAAGAATTCTTAAAGCATTTAAATAAAGCAAAACTCATACATGACAAGTATGGTAAATCAATGTATGAAGGCACAAAGATGCATCGTGGTGCCGATGGTCATTTAATTACCTATATCAATCAGACTGTGAGAACCGGTGAAAAACCTTCTGCAGAAGGACTAGCAAAACATATTCAAGAAAAATATGGAAAACTAAAACCATTAAAAACTCCAGCTGGTCAATCTCGTAGAGATACTGAATTAAAATCTCACCTAAATTATATTAAACAGAATAAAAAACATTATGAGCATTTGTTAGAAATGCATCATCATTTACAAGCGGCTAAGAATACATTAGTCAAAAATTTAGAACAACATACTGGTGGTTTGGAACATGACATTGAAGGTAAACCAACAGGTCCAGAAGGGTTCGTAGTTAACCATGCTGGAGAACCTACTAAATTAGTAAACCGTGAAGAATTTGCCAAAGCAAATTTATTGAGAACAAGTAAGTTTGGTAAGAAGCCTAAAGAAGAAACTGAATGAAATCATTTTTAGAACTATATGAAGAAAAGAACGCCACAAAAAATCCTGTGGTGATGGCTTTTGGTCGCATGAATCCTCCAACCACAGGTCATTTAAAATTAATTGATAAGGTTCGTTCTGAAGCTGAAAAACGTGGCGCCAAACATACCGTTATTGTTTCACATACACAAGATTCCAAAAAGAATCCATTATCTGGCGAACAAAAGTTAAGGCACTTGAAACGTTATTCTCCAGGTACTCATTTTCAATCATCTTCATCCGAATCACCAACACTACTACATCACGCATCAGAATTACATTCTAAAGGCCACGACCATTTAGTTATGGTTGCAGGTTCTGACCGTGTTAAACAATATCAAAAATTATTAAATGATTATAACGGCAGAAAAGGTCCTCACGGATATTACAACTTTAAAAAGATTGAAGTAGTATCTGCTGGCCACAGAGATCCTGATGCTGAAGGTGCAGAAGGTATGTCTGGCACTAAGATGAGAGAACACGCCAAACATAATAATTTTTCAGGATTCCGTGAAGGTGTTCCGCATCATGTATCAGATGCTCACGCAAAAGAACTCATGCACGATGTTCGTAAAGGCATGGGTTTAAATGAAGAACTGTATAGAGGTCATTTCAAAGCAATCTTTGTAACTGGTGGTCCAGGTTCCGGTAAAGATATTGTTATCCGTGAAGCTATTGCTGAAGCAAAGATTACTGAATTAAACTTCATTCAAGCTCGGGATTACTTGGGTGACAAACAAAAGTTATCAGAAAAAACCAATGATTTCCGTAGAGAAGCCATTCGTTCCCGTGGTCCATTGATTATTAATGGTCCAGCAGATGATATTGAAAAGATTACCTATATTAAAGAAGAATTAGAAGAACTTGGTTATCAAACAATGATGATTTTTGTTCATACGAATAATGAAACTAGTAAAGAAAGAAACTCCAATTTAACTCGTATGATGGCTGAATCCGTTAGGCAAGATAAATGGCAAAAAGCACAAGAAAATATTATACAATTCAATGAGATGTATAATAACTTGGTAACCTTTGACAACACAGGAAACCTAGATACCAAAGAAGAAGATATTA